GCTGTTAAGTCGGCTCTTACAGAAGTAAAAAAACAACCCGAAGCACCAATATCTTTAAATGAAGCACTAAGCCAAACGAAAGATAATGGAGATTGGAAGTCAATGGGAACTTTTGATAGCAAAGACGCTAGAGCTACATTTGCAGCAATGCAAGGTGGTGGGGTTAATCCTGGAATGAACACCTTGTTAGCTAATCCAACAGTACAAAAAGACGAATCCTTAGAGAAGGCATTTACCAGGGATTATTCCCAATTGGTAAAAGCTATGACGAAATAAATAATTGAATAGACCTGAGCATAGATATAATCCTTTAGATTTTGAGCCTGACGTTGCTATTGGCATTGGGTTACCAATGACTCCAGCTGACGGAGGAAAGTATCCCTCACCCCAATCAGGATCCCTAGAAACTGCAGACCAAGAAATAGGGGCTTCTAAGTTTAAAGGTGGTGTGTTCAATTCTACCTACACAACGAATGAACAAGTGCAGGCCAATATAAGAAATCTAGTTCTAACTAATCCCGGTGAAAGATTTTACCATCCAAATTTTGGTATAGGAGTTCAAGGCTTGTTATTCGAAAACATAACCCCATCGGTTATTAAAGAAATACATGAAACTATTTTTACCCAAGTTTCTGTATGGTTACCCTATGTAACTATTAAAGCTGTAGATATTAATACCGAGCGTATAGATAATAATGAGATTAGAATTAAACTTGACTATATTATATTTGATAATGAAGTAGATTTACAAACAGTAGTTGTATTTGCATAGAGTAACTTAGATGAATAAAAAAGAAGTTAAATATTTAGGAAGAGACTTTGGGGACTTCAGGGAAGGTCTTATAGATTTTGCAAAAAACTACTTCCCAGACACATACAACGATTTTAACGAAACATCCCCTGGTATGATGTTTATGGAAATGGGTGCCTATGTAGGTGATGTCTTATCATATTACACAGACTACCAATTAAAAGAAAGTTTATTATCTGCAGCACAAGAACGTTCTAATATTTTAGACATCGCAAATTCTCTTGGGTACAAAGCCAAAGCAACAGGCCCTGCACACGTTGAATTAAGTGTTTATCTATGGGTGCCTGCAACAGGCTCTACAGGAGCAAAAGTTCCCAATATGAATTATGCCTTAACAATTCCTCAGGGAATGGAAGTGTCAGGGGATGAAACCGGGATTACCTTTACTACTCTAGAAGATGCTAACTTTGCAAATACAGGATCTGCAAAAACCGATGTAACTGTATTTAGTTTATCTGGCACAGATCCCGATGCATTTTTAATTAAAACTAAAGTCAAGGCTATTTCAGGACAATCTGAAACCGAAACGTATACGCCAACCCAAGCTACAAAGTTTGATAAGTTTAAGCTAGATGCTAATGATGTAATAGCTATTGAATCGGTAATTGACTCTGACAGCAACGTTTGGTATGAAGTTCCATACTTAGCTCAAGATACAATATTTGAGCAAGTGTCGAATAAAGCTTCTGTAGACCCAACAACAGCTGCCGACTCAGACGATTCTCCATATCTACTAAAATTAAGACGAACAGCAAGACGATTTACAACTAGGATCAACAAAGATAATTATACAGAATTAAACTTTGGGGCAGGGGTTTCAACATCCCCTGACGACTTAATTGTTCCTAATCCATCTACTATAGGAAATGTATTAGAGATTGGAAATGCTGCCCAGATAGATGTGTCTTTTGACCCAGCCAATATGATGCACACTAGAGCATATGGCCAAGCACCTGCTCAGGCTTTAACTATAAAATATCTTAGGGGTGGAGGTATAGCTTCTAACGTAACTTCAGGAGCTCTTAATAAGATTCTAAATAAAACTATAAATCTTGATGAGGATGGATTAGACTCTTCAGTTGTAACCACAGTAAAAGATTCAATAGCAATAACAAATGAAAGTCCTGCAACAGGAGGTCGCTCAGCAGAAACAAACGAAGAAATCCGCCAAAATGCTCTTGGAGCTTATGCATCCCAAAATCGCGCGGTTACAAAAGAAGATTATATTTCAAGGGTTTATGCTATGCCTCCAAAATTTGGTTCTATAGCAAAAGCATATGTAGCATCTGATGATAAAATAAGCAATTCTTCAGAGCCAAACCCCTTGGCCTTAAACCTATATGTATTAAGCTATGATAACTCAAATAATTTAGCCACTACTAATACTACGGTTAAAAAAAATCTACAAACATACTTAAGTCAATATAGGATTCTTACTGATGGAATTAACATTAAGAATGGATTCCCAATAAATATTGGTATTGATTTCGAAATAGTAGTTCTTCCTAGCTTTAATGGAAAACAAGTTTTAGCCCAAACGATTGACATGGTTAAAAAGTATTTTGCTATTGATAAGTGGCAATTTAACCAACCAATAATGATTGGAGATCTAGCATCTAAAATGAGTGTGGTAGAAGGTGTGCAGGCAGTTTCTAAAATTGAAATTAAAAATAACGCTAGTATAGACTCAGGATACTCTGGTAATTCTTACAACATAGGTTCAGCCACCATAAACAATGTAGTATACCCTTCTCAAGACCCTTGCATCTTTGAAATAAAATACCCAGACAAAGATATACGTGGTAAAATTGTAGGATTCTAAATTATGATATATTCAATATTTCCAAAGCACTCAGCAACAATATATTCACGCTATCCTACGATGAACACCTCAAGGGATGAAATCTTAGAACTTAATAAAATAGTATCTAGCTCTGCGGTTGCTGGCTTATTTAACACCAAAATATTACTTGACTTTGATTTATACGCAAACAGTCAGTCGATGGCAACAGATGGAAACACAGCAGCAGCTTATTTTCTAAATTTATATACCTCAACCATTAACACTCCTGATAATTCATTTACTATTAAAGTAGGTCCAGTTGCAGATGCATGGACACCAGGTCTTGGTAGATCAACACACCTTCCAATTACAACAACAGGAGTTGCTTGGAACTATCCATCCGATGGTAGTACGTGGACCAACACAACGGCTTCATTTACAGGGACGACTAATACAATAGAGTATTCTAGTATTGTAAAAGATCTAAAAATAGATATAACAACAGCTGTAAAAGAGCTGGAGGTTTCTTCAGGAGCCGATAAAGGGTTATTAGTTAGTAGAACCATAGCTCATGAATTGGATGGAAAAAAATATGGACATATAAATTTCTATTCTGCAGAATCTACAACGGTATATAAACCCCGTCTTGAAATTCATTATGCCGATTCGGCATTTGCTACGGGATCTTTAAGTGCATTAGATTTAACAAAAGACCACCACATATACCAAGCCAATAATCCTGGCACATATAAAATTAACACAACTCCTAAGTTTAGATTTATAGGCCGAGAAAAATACCCAGCTGCAACATACACATCATCAACACCGGCTACTGTAGAATACCTACCTACCTCAAGTTACTATTCTCTAGTCGATGTTCGTACAGGAGAAACGGTAGTTCCTTTTAACACAACATACACAAAAATTAGTTGCGATGCTACAGGTAATTTTGCAAATTTAAAGTTAAGTGGGCTATACCCAGACCGGCTATATCAGTTTCACATTAGAGTGGATCACAACGGAACATCAGACTACCACGTCTTAGATGATATGTTTAGAGTGTACGAATAATGCCTATTGTAAACGGGGAATATTACTTTTACGGTGAAACTAGGGTAGAACCTGGAACTCTTGCAACAAGAGGCACTGGGGATGCTGGGTGGTACAATACAGACCTGTTTTATGATCTGGATTCGTCAAGAACTTCAGATGACAATACTACCCGAATGAGGTATGAGGCTGATGAAAATAAAAGCTATATTCACCTAAACTATGAGCAATATGGAGGAAACAACCTAGAATCATACTTTAGTGATCTGGCCGATGTTCCCATGGACCTTGGCCCAGATGTTATACTTCTTAGAGACGCTTCAGGCAACACGGCAGCACTTAAAATAGTAGCCGTTACCCCTGGAAACTATTCGGTAAAAATTGAAGTCGTAGCTGACGGAGGTCCTAATGACGGGAACCCTCCAACTTTTTCACTTATTGACCCCGATGATACTGGCGAAGGTGAAGGTCGGATCTGGTTACCATTAGCACAACAGGTTCCACCCATCGTCGATGGCGATATAGAATCTGACGAAGGTAGAGCTGGGGATGGAAATGATGATTCAGCAGGAGTAACCCTAGAATACACAACAGGAATAAAGGTGCTTGAAGATGTAGTACCTGAATCCCCATTGGTATATGACGGAAATGATTTAATCATTACCCTAGACCTAAGAAATATTATTTATAAACCTTCTGCACTGGACGAAATAATAGATCCGGCATTTAAGAGCTACTAATGAACCTTATAAATAAATACGACGTACCAGGAATAGAAGACGTGCTAAGCCGCTATGAAAGGTTTAGTGTAAACACAAATAACGGTGCAGGAATATTTTTTAGATGGCAACTTATGGTTGGGGAATCTCTAGTAGATCATTCAAAGTTATCTAATTACTTGGTTAATCCTAATGGCAACTTTA